CTTATGAATGGCGTGTTTTCGATCATGCCGGTAAAGGACGGCGCGCAAGTCTTGGTAAACCTCGGGCTGGTGCATGATGCCGGGCGGGTGAATACCTATTGGGCCGCATGGCTTGACTTCATGGCGGCGAATGGCTGGCCGCTGTTCGGGTGGTATGTCTGGGATCAAGGGTTTGGAATGCCCGGAAACTGGAACGGCAGGCTCGCGCCATCGCACGAGTTCGTATTTCATTTTGCGCGCAAGCCGTCGCAATCAAATAAATGGCAAAACAAAAAGCCTGAGAACATAAAGGCCACGACATCAAAGAAAGGCGCGTTCCGACAGAAAGATGGGACATTGAACCCCATTAAATCCGGTGCGGCTTGCGCCAACCCAACAAAGGTTGCCGATAGCGTCATTCGAGTTAATCGCGCGCCGATAGAGACGGCCAAAATGGGGCACCCCGCGACGTATCCAGTGGCACTTTGTGAATACATTTATCGCTCATATACCAAAGCAGGCGACTGGGTATTTGAGCCGTTCTCAGGGTCTGGAACGTCAATTATCGCTTGCGAGGGTATGGGACTGCGCTGCGCGGCTGTGGAATTAGCGCCGCATTACGTAGACGTGGCGATCAAACGCTGGCAGGACTTCACCGGCCTCGAGGCTGTGCGGGAAAGCGACGGGATGACCTTTGGCAGCGCGCAAGAATAAAACCGGGCCGACGGGACCGCGCAAGACGCTCGACGAGAAGGATTTCGCCAAGCTGGTGCAGCTTATCCGCATCCAATGCACGCAAGACGAGATTTGCGCGATATTCGATATGTCGCCAGATACGCTCGGGCGTCGGATTAGTGAACGCGGCGAGGGTAAATTTGCGGACCTCCTTAAAAAGCACGCCCACGAGGGCAAGGCATCGCTGCGCCGCGCGCAATGGAAATCCGCAACCGAAAAGCTCAATCCGACCATGCTGATTTGGCTCGGAAAGAACCAACTCGGGCAGCGCGACGAGATCGACGACTACAGCCCGGGCGTGCCGCCCGCGCTCGCTGTCACGTTCGAGGTCGCGGCCCCGATCGCCGAGATCAAGATCACGAGGGGCAAAGATGCCGCTGCGACTAACTAATCCTCAACACGTCTTTCTGAACGAGCTTAAAACGCCGTTCAGGGCGTTTGTCGCGGGGTTCGGAGCAGGCAAGACGCGCATAGGCGCGACCGACCTCTTGCTGCATGCCGGTGCTTTCCCTGGCCTGCGCCAAGGCTATTTCGCGCCGACGTATCGGGATATCCGAGACACGTTCTATCCGACCGTCGAGGAGGTCGCTCACAGCCTCGGCTTTACGATCTCAATCAAGAAGGCCGACAAAGAGGTCCACCTCTACCGCGCCGGGTTTTACTATGGCGTGATCCTCTGCCGCTCAATGGACAATCCAGCGGCGATTGTCGGTTTCAACGTCGCCCGCTCGCAGGTTGATGAGATAGACACGCTGCCGATCAAGGCCGCCCGCGAGGCGTGGAATAAGATCATCGCGCGGAACCGGATCAAGGCGGACGGCGTAATGAACGGCGCTGCAGTGACGACCACGCCAGAGGGGTTTCGGTTTGTTTATGACCGTTTCAAACGCCACCCGCGCAGCCGCTACAGCATGGTGCAGGGCAGCACATACGAGAACGAGCACAACCTGCCCGCCGATTACATCCCCGGCCTCTTAGAGACCTACGAGCCGCAAATCGCGCAGGCGTATATCGGGGGGGAATTCATCAACCTAACCTCGGGCACGGTCTACCGGAACTATGACCGGGCCGTGAACGCCTCACGCGAAACCATCCGCCCGAACGAGGCGCTGCACATCGGGCAGGACTTCAACGTCAACAAAATGGCGAGCGTGATCAACGTCGAGCGACCCGACGGCGTAGAGACACCGCCGCTTGGGTGGTCAAAAGGCGATCAAAATGGTTGGCATGTCGTCGGTGAGCTCAAGAACCTGCGCGACACGCCGCATGTGATCGAGACCATCAAAGAGCGCTTTGCCGACCGGGCGATCTACGTCTATCCAGACGCAAGCGCGGGCTCGACGAGCTCCAAGGGGGCTAGTGAGAGCGACCTCAAGCTGCTCGACGCGGCGGGCTTCATAATCAAGTCTAGCCTCGCCAATCCCCGGGTTAAGGATCGGGTGCTGTCGGTCAACACGGCCTATTCACGCCAGAAGTTATGGGTCAACGAGCTCGAGGCTCCGACATTCGCCGAGGCGCAAGAGCAGCAAGCCTACGACGACAACGGCGAGCCGGACAAAAAAGCGGGCTACGATCATCATAATGACGCCGAGGGATATTTCGTCTACAAGACAATGCCAGTGAGGAAACCGCGCATGGAAACCAGGGAATTGAGGCTATGAGCAAGACCGTTGCAGACCGATCGCCCGCCGTTAATGCGATGCTCGACGCCGCCGAAAAGGGCCGCGCCCTCATGGGCGGCACGCGCCAGATGCAGGCCGAGGGCACCAAATACCTGCCCAAAAACGAGGCCGAGAGCGAGCCTGCATATAAGAACCGCAAGGCCCTCTCCTGGCTGTTCAACGGCTACAAGGAAACCGTCAAGGACGTGACCGGGCGCGTGTTCGACGTGCCGGTCGAGATCAAGGACGCGCCGCCCGACCTAGACGAATGGTCAAAGAATATCGACCTGCAGGGCAACGACCTCTCGCGGTTCTGTCGTAAGGTATTCAAGGACGCCGTCGCGGGCTCGGGCATCGGCTATATCATGGTCGACGCACCGCAAGCCGCTGGCGACGAAACGATCGCTCAAGTCAAGGCCGAGAACCTGCGGCCCTACCTGATCCACCTGCGCCTCGAGGACGTGCTCGGCTGGCAGACGGCAATCGTCAATAACGTGACCGTGCTCGATCAGATACGCATTTTCGAAACGGTCTCTTTCAAAGACCCCGACGACGAATTCAAGTCGACCGAGCTCGATCAGGTGCGCGTCATTGATCGGGTCGCGGCGGGCGAGAACGCCCTCGGCCATACTCGGACCCGGCTATTCAGGCACCCCGACGGTTCCAAGGATGACTGGATTCAATGGGGCGAGGACATCGTCGGCGAGCTGCCCGAGATCACGATCATTCCGTTCTATGCCGAGCGCACCGGCTTTTTCACGGGCGAGCCGCTGCTTGCCGATCTCGCCGACGTCAACGTCGCGCATTGGCAGTCGCAGTCGGATCAGCGCAACATCATGCACGCGATCCGAACGCCGATGTTGTTTGGGGCTGGCCTAAAATCAGACGAGGATATTGTCGTCAGCTCGGCGATCGCGACCGTGACCGAGGACACAAACGCCGACCTCAAATGGGTCGAGCATACCGGCAAGGCCGCAGAGACGGGCGTCAACGACCTCGTGCGACTTGAGCGCCAAATGGAGGTCCACGGCCTCAAGATGCTCGCGCCTCGCCCCGGTGCCCAGTCGGCGACCGGCGAGGCGATCGACGCCCTCAAAGAGACCTCGACCCTGTCCATGACAGCCGACGAGCTCAAGGACGCAATGGAGGTCGCAGTCGGGTGGATGGGCGACTTTGCCGATCAGGATTTCTCTGGCGCGCAGGTCGATATCAACAAGGATTTTGGCGTCGACGTGATGGACGCACAAGAGCTGCTCGCGATGCTCTCCGCCGTCAATACCGGCAACATGAGCCGCGAGACCTTTATCGAGGAGTGTGCTCGCCGAGGCGTGATCCGGGCCGAGATCAAGGCCAAGGACGAGATCGACCGGATCGAGGCCGAGGGTGGCGGTCTCATGGATGACGAGGACACGCTCGGGGGGGGTGGATAACGTGGCAGAGATTAAGCGAGACCCGATCTCGACGACCGATGAAGACGACGATCCCGTCTACGCATTCGACGCAAATCACACCTTGGCCGATATCGCTCGGTGGATCATGCGAAACCCGGTCGATGCCGAGACCGTCAGAGACATGCTGACCGAAATGCTTGAGGGTGAGATATGACCGAGCCGACCTTGCTCAACGTCGAACGCGCCAAGCGCGAGAATGACAACACGCTGCTTTCTCCGCTCGAGTCGATGCGGGACGCAGCCAATATGATCGAGGACGGCACGGTAAAGGCCGACGCCGCGTTTATGATCTTTCTCGATCGGGGCGACGACCCTGCCGATCCTAAATTCGGGCTAAGATGGTTTGCGTCGAACATTTGGGCGAGTGAAATGCTCGCTTTACTGGAATGCGCCAAGGTCGAAATACTCAAGTCTATGAACTATCTCGGCGAAAACGATGCCGATTAACGACGATCTCAGCGACGCCCTCGTGCGGCACCAGATCGGCCTGCAGCGGCTCGGTAACGCCGAGGTCCGCAAGCTGTTAGCTCTGCTCAAGCGCGTCGAGGTCCGCGTCTCTGAGCGCCTCTTGAGCGCCGATCTCACACAGTTCTCACGCAAAAGAGCCAAGGTGCTTTTGCAGGATATCCGCAAGATTACGCGCTCGGTTTACACCGACGCGACCGGCAAGCTGCAGATCGAGGTCGAGCGCCTGGCGCTTTACGAGCTCGACTATCAGCAAGACCTTTTCAAGCGGATGGTTCCGATCGAGCTCGACGTGATCCGGCCCGCCAACGACCAGATAATCGCCGCCGTGAACTCGCGCCCGTTCCAAGGCCGGATAATGCGGGAATGGCTCCAAGACCTCGAGGAAACCGCATTCGCCCGCCTGCGCGGTACGATCCGGCAAGGTTTCGTCGAGGGCCGCACGACGCCGCAGATCATCCAAGCGATCAGGGGCACGGCTGCGATGGGATACCGAGACGGCATCGCTCAGATCAACCGCAACCACGCCGCGACCGTGACCCGCACGGCGATCGCTCACACAGCCAACACGGCCCGCTCTGGCCTCTATCGGCGCAATCCCAACCTGATCGCGGGCGTGCAATGGGTCTCGACGTTAGACACGCGGACCTCGGCGATCTGCAGGGCTCGCGACGGCGCGGTCGGCCCGGTAGACGCGAGCAACAAAGACTGGCGACTACCGCGCGGTGCCAAACGCCTCGTGCCGCCAGATGCCCGCCCGCCCGCGCATCCGAACTGCAGGTCGACGACGACGCCGATCTTGAAGTCATGGCAGGCTATGGGGCTGCGCAATCTGCCCGGGTCGACGCGCGCCAGCATGGACGGGCAAGTGAGCGCTGATCTGACCTATAACGACTGGCTGAGAAAGCAGACCGTCGCGACGCAGAACGAGGTTCTCGGCGTTCGCGCAGGGCGTCTCTACCGGCAGGGCGGGCTCAGCGTCGATCGGTTTGTCAACGATCAGGGCCGCGCCTATACGCTCGACGAGCTCAGGGTCCGAGAGGCCGAGGCGTGGGACAGGGCGTTCGCTGGATAGAGAGAGCCCGCCGCCTTGGGAGGGCGACGGGCAGGGTAGTAACCAACAGGGAGGGTCGAGCGGTAACGGCCCGAATACCAAATCTGTAAGATCAAAACGGTCTTACGTCAACAAGCAGGAAAACACCGATGCCACTGACATTCAAACTCCCTAACCTCGACGGCCTCGACGCCGCGATCTCCGCGCTCTACAAAAAGGACGGCGACGCTTTTGTGCTCGACGTGACCGGCGCACCGACCGGCGACGAGGCGGCTCATGCCGAAATCGTCAAGTTCAAGGCCAAGGCGCTCGAGGCGCAGAACGAGGCGATCGACCGGCGCAAAGACCTCGACGAGTGGAAAAAGATCGCCGACACGCCAGCCGCCGCCCGCCAGAAAATCACCGACGCCGGGAAGGACAATAAGGGTGCAGCCGAACACGAGGCGATCGTCGCAGAGCTCAAAGCGGGTCACGCGACCGAGCTCACCGGTCGCGACGAGACGATCACCGACCTGCGCCGAGGCAACACCGGCTCAGAGCTGAAAGCCGAGCTCGCAAAGGCGGGCGTGAAGCCGGATTATGTAGACATGCTCGCCGGGTTTGCTAAGGGCCGCATCAAATATCACGACGACGGCTCGGTCAAAATACTTGCTGATGACATGACTAAACGCATGGTCGGGCTCGCGCCGGACGGCGGCGCGACAATCGCCGACCTCGCTGAGAGCCTTGCCAAAGGCGTGCCCGATCTGGTAAGCGCGAACAGACGCAGCGGCAGCGGGAAGCCTCCGCTCGACGGCGGCGGGAAGCCGGACCCCAAAAAAACAGCAACGCGAGCGGAGTTTGACGAAATGTCACACTCGGATCGCAGCACATTCGCAAATGAGGGCGGCAAGGTTGTGGCCTAACGCTCCTCATAAGGAGCCCGTCACATGGCAGAACATACCCTCACAGACCTCGCGGCGGATATCTACATCGCCGCCCAAATGGTCGGTCGCGAATTGGTCGGGATGATCCCGGCAGTCACGATGAACTCAGGCGCAGACGCGGCAGCAAAAGACGACACTATTCGCGCCGCATTCGCCCCGGCTGTCGCGCCGTCGACACTGACTCCGGCAATGACGATCCCCGAGGGCACCGGGCAGACCGTCGCAAACAAGACCATGACCCTTGACACCATGGAAACGGTTGAGATTCCGTGGACTGGTGAGCTCGTTAAGTCGGTCGATAACGGCGCGGGCTTTGCATTCGTGCAAGGCAACATGATTGCCCAGGCCATGCGCGCCCATGTCAACGCGATCGAGGCCGATCTCGTGGCAACAGCTCGTGCGGCGGCTTGTCGGGCGTTCGGCACCGCGGCAACGACGCCTTTCGGAACAGCGAACGATTACACGGCGGCGTCGAACGCGCTGAAAATCCTCAAGGACAACGGCGCGGGCAAGTTCGACAATCAGCTCGTGATCAACACGGCAAGCGGCGCGAACCTGCTCGGCAAGCAATCGGCAGTCAACGCGGCGGGCACTGAGAGCCTATTGCGACAGGGCGTTCTGCTCGACATGGCCGGGATGCCGGTGCGGGAGTCGGGGCAGCTCGGCAGTCACACGGCAGGCACGGCAGCGTCGGCAACAACCGACAACGCGGGCTATGCGGTCGGTGCGACGACGCTGACCCTGGCGGTCGCGGGCACCGGCACGATTCTAGCGGGCGACGTCCTCACGTTCGCGGGCGACACGAATCCCTATGTCGTCGTAACCGGCGACGCCGATGTTTCGGGCGGCGGCACAATCGTGCTGCAAGAGCCCGGTCTGCGAGTGGCGATGTCCGCCGCGACAAAGGCGATCACGATGATTGCAACGCACAGCGACAACCTCTGTTTTGCTCGCTCGGCTATTGAGCTGGCCATGCGTGCGCCTGCCGATCCGATGGGCGGCGACGCGGCTGTCGATTCAATGATGGTGCTCGACCCGCACTCGGGTCTGTCGTTCGGTATTTCCGTCTACAAGGGCCGGAAAAAAGCCATGATCGCGGTCGACGCGCTCTATGGCGACAAAGCTTGGGAGACAGCAAACATCGCACTGTTGCTCGGCTAATCTCTCAACTTGATCAGAGGGCACCCCTGCGACGGGGGTGCCCTTGCTCTAATATCTCCAAAGGACACCGAAAAATGTCAGACGTATGTGCAATCGTCACGATCAAGACGAAGAATGGCCCGGTAGATATCAACGCTGCCGACCATGACGAAGAAAAGCACGGCAAGGCTTTGACCCCCGCGCAAATCGCCAAACTGCGCCCCGCGCCCGAGGACGAGCCCGAGGCCGCTACCGAGGAATAATCCCGATGGCTTTGGATGTGACCGTCGGCGGGGCTTCGTCAAACAGCTACGGCACGCACGCCGCCTTTGAACTCTACCGGGACGCGCGGGGCTGGACCGACACGGGCACCGACGCGACCGACGAGATCAATCTGATAAAGGCGACCGATCACCTTGATCGCGCCCATGCGTTCACCGGATACGCCGCCAACGAAACGCAGCGCCTCAAATGGCCCCGGGTGACGAGTATCCTC